AACATCTTATCTAAGCAAGATGTTATGTCTGTTGATTACCATAGTGCTTATCACGTTATGGGTACTAAGTGGACTTCAGCTTCTGATAACCCTGCTAACTCAGCACTAAGAACTGGATCTAATTATGGTGTAACTTATGACATCGACCAAATTCCTATGGTTGAGATCTTTGTAAACACACCATTATCTAATGGTCTTAAGTCTTAATTTTTATTAAGATTAAATTAGTGGTCAGAAACCTCATCATTTATTGGTGGGGTTTTTTCTTTACGCTACAATAAAACTAAATTACTTTATTAATCGTGGCAGCCACCATAAATGCAACTATAAAAAGTGAAACTGCAAATAGCTATGTCACATTGACAGAAGCTAATACTTATTTTGAAACTGTACCTGATTCAAGCACTTGGACTAATAAAACAGACGATCAAAAAAATAGATCATTAATAGCTGCTACAAGATGGATTGATACTTTTGTATTTCAAGGTGATAGATGTGACGAGA